AAGTTAACGCAGTTGAGCATACCAACTTTTTTGAAAACCGTGCTACCGAGTATGCTAAGGCTAGTACACAAGGAAATTGGCAGGATATATTTAAATGAGTACAATTACGATTGACGAAAAAGAGTATGAAATCGAAAACATGTCAGACGAGGAGAAGTCTTTAGTACAAGCGATGAATTACTGTGATGCTAAAATAGCTGAAACACAGAATCAACTTGCAGCACTTAAGACAGCAAGACAAGCATATGTTAACGATTTGGGTAGTAGATTAAAGAAATGAAAATCTTTGTAGGATTCGAGACAGAATATCCTGAAGCATTTGAAGTATGCGCAGAGTCCATACGACGATACAACCCGAATCATGAAATCATACCGCTGATAAAATCAGAGTTAGAGGAGCAAGGTCTATATACTAGACCGTATCAAGGTGAAAGCACAGAGTTTGCTTTCACTCGTTTCCTCATACCTGCCTTATGTGAGTGGAAAGGCTACGCACTATTTTGCGATGGAGACTTTATGTGGCGATGTGACCCACAAGAAATAGAAGACTTTGCTAAGCAGAGTTCAGAATCTCCAAGTGTGTGGGTAGTCAAACACCCTCCATTTTTAACAACACCGCATGAAAAGATGAAAGGCAAAGCAAATATGTCTTACCCAAAAAAGTATTGGTCATCTCTCATGTATTTTAATAACGATAAATGTTTTTCATTAACTAGCGATTTAGTGAACTCATGGTCTGGAAAAGACTTACATGAGTTTGCTTGGGCGAGTGAGATTGGAGATTTACCTGCAGAGTATAATGCTATGGTAAATTATTACAAATTTAAAAACGCAAAAGCAGTTCACTTTACAGATGGTGGGCCGTGGCTAGATATACATGATGACATGCTTTACTCAACAGAATGGCTAAAACACTACAAGAACTTACACACAACAAAAGAATCCTATTAGTAGGAAACTCAGTTGAAATATTACAACATAATCTAAAAGATAAGATAGAATCATATGATACTATAGTAAGATTTGGACAGGGATATCCTAGAGAACATAATAAAGATAGAATAGGAAGTAGAACAGATATTTGGATTACTGGTTACCTTAGACAAAACTTTTCTAGATTCTTTGAAGATTCTCTAAAACTACACAATAGATGTCGAATACATATGGGCAGAAAAGCAAAAGCTGGAGAGCCAAAGTTTGACCACATCACTATGTTTTCTGATAAAGAAATATTAGAGATAAATAAAGAATTAGGAGTAGTAGAAAATGAAGCATTAGGTTGGAGACCTTCTGCAGGTTTCTGGGCTATATTATTTTTTATTCGTAAGTGTAAGTATAAGAGTCTTACTTTGATAGGTTTTGATTTCTTTTCTAAATCTTTGCCTTTTAAGACAGGCGAAGACTGTCCTTCTAGTTGGCATATGCCAATATCAACAGTAAAAACAAATCCTCACAACCCTAGAGAAAAAGAGTTAGTTCTCGAAATGAGAGATAAAGGTATTCTTGAATGGATAATTTTGTCTGATTTGAAGAAAGAAACTCTAAATCTTTCCTAGTCTATAACCTACTTTTAAAATCTTTTCAAGAACTTGCTTCTGTTTATTTGATTTAATTAGTAGTCTTTCATTCAACTCATGATTTCTAAACTGTAAAGGTATTTTATCAATCAAAGACGCATATAAGTCCCAAGGCATAGCTAGTTGTATACCAGTAGGTAAATTAGCATATTCTTCTTGCAACCACTTATTTTGAATATTTAGTGTGTAAGACTTTCTTAACATTACATTATAATTTACTAAATCTTTTAGACCTATCGCATCATGCTGTATTAAGAAATCATTCTTACCATTCATATAAGTAGGCATACTATTCCAACTGTAAGTCATAAGACTTTTCATTAGTTGAAGATTACTAGAAGTTTCAATTTTAGTGTCTATGTTTACATCGTTTGGATATTTATTTCCCCACATGAATACATCATCATCATGCATAGTTTTTAGAATATCATAATTTATAATTACAAATTCGGGGTCGAACTCGTGAGGATTATTAGCTTGTACTGGCGCTTTAAGAATTTTATAGTATTTTTTGTAAGTTGGGTGTTCGTTAAAAACCTTCTTCCACGATAAGAACGATAAATTCTTCTTGAAAAAATTTTCGGGTGGTAGATTGTTACCAATAACTTTTCCAATGAAAATTCTATTTCCATTTGCAAAAACTAATCTTTTACCTAAACCAGGAGTCTTATCAGACCACCAGTTTTTAAGATGACACATCTGTTTTGCGGTGTCTTCCGTATTCCAAAAAGATTCATATATTCTAACCTGTTTGAAGTTATCTAGCATCCATCTAACTTCACGGTCTTTCCAATTAGCCTCGTCTACATAAACATGCAAACGCCAGTCCTCGTCTTGTTTATCGAGTAGTGATGCAAGAGTGAACATAGTCCAGTCTTTTTTATATTGTGTTATTATTTCAACCATTTATTACTTTAAACTCCCAGAAATTATTTAAATAATTTTCTAATCTTTCTTTTGCGTCCTCATCAAAGTTAAATATTATACCTGACCTTTTTGATGAAAACAATTTTAATATTGTATCTTTGGCATTAGTGCCTGCTAATGATTCATAAAAACTTTCATAGGTTAGTAGATTCTTTTCTCTATCCTCTACAGGATATGATACTAACTTAATTGGCTTGCGTAACAGTAGTGCTATGAGTCCCATTTCACTATTCTGAGCAGTTGCCATCTCTTTACAATTCATTAGTAATTCAAAACCTCCCTCTTTTTTACCTAGTACATTTTCTGCTCCAAATGCCATTCTAAGTTCTGCCATAAAAATATGTGCAGTAATAGGGTGTGGTTTTATTTTATAACCTTCCTTTACTAGTGCTCTGACTCTGTTCATGTCAATCACTGTTCCTTTTGATAGTAAATTACTACCAGGTAGAAAAATTACTTTCTCATGAAACTCTGTGTTCCATTGTAGACTATATTTATTTTGTAAATTACCTTTTATCTTTTCAATTCTTTCTTCGTCTATCTCTATGTCTGAATTGATAATTGAATGAAATAATCTGGTATTTACAGGTTTGGAAGTAACCCTAAGGTATATTCCCTTGCCTAAAAAATCAGTATATAGCCATTTTCGTATGGTCATATTTTCATTGGTATTAAACCAAACATCATAGTCAAACTCAGCGCCTCTATACTTATCTGGTAATAAATAATGTTTAAATTCATTTAAATCCAGTAAGTCAGCTTTAGGTCTCATACTTGAACCTGACTTGAAAAAATGAGTAGGTATATTTCCTACTTCCTCATTCTTAGATAAAGCTTTTAATTTATTCTTAGCTTTTACCATTTTTTAACTCGTGGTATTTTTGTTCTAAATTTCTCAATCTTTCTTCTGTTTCAGAAAGTGTATCAAATAAAGCAGATACCATACTCTCTACTTTATCATTTACATATTCTAATGTTACTTCGCTTTCTTTTTTAAATTCTGCCATTATGATTCATTCCATTGTGAGCCGTCCCAGAATGAAGCCACGAAGTCATTTGCACTTGCGACCTCTGTGCCAAATAGTGTTCCAGCCTGGGAGGCGGTTGTTCTTTCAAACAAGCTAGTGACTGTAACAAAAGTAGTTGTTGTGACATGGTCGGTTGTCCTACTTGTTTCAGTTGCTTGTGTTGTATTAAATGTTGTAGTTCTAGTTGTTCCTCTAGAACTTTGAGTACTCTTACTTGTCTCAAATGTAGTTGTAGTATCATAAGCAGTTGTAGTGCTTTGTGTAGTTTCAAATGTAGTTGTAGTCTCTCTACTAGACGCTGTACTTCTTGAACTTGCTGTGGACTGTGTAGTCTCAAAGGTAGAAGTTGTATCTCTTGAACTTGCTGTACTTCTTGAACTTGCAGTTCCTTTGGAAGTATTAAATACAGTATCTGTTTCTCTACTTGTCTCTGTGCCTCTGCTTTCGACTGTAGTAGTATCAGTATTGAATGTAGTTGTAGTTTCTCTGCTACTAGCAGTTGTTCTACTTGTAGTTGTTCCTTGTGTAGTTTCAAATGTAGTTGTTGTGCTTTTACTTGTTTCTGTACCCCTACTTGTTCCTGTTGATGTAGTTGTATTAAATGTAGTGGTTGTAACTCTACTTGTACCTGTACTCCTTGAACTTGCTCGTGAAGTTTGAAATGCAGTTTCATATGCAGTTGATTGTGATGTATTATCAACATATGCTGTATCTGTTTCAAAAGTAGTATTAAAGTCTGTGCTTTGAGAAGTATTATCAACATATGCTGTATCTGTTTCAAAAGTAGTATTGAAATCTGTACTTTGTGAAGTTGCTGTACTTTGTGCTGTATTTGTACTTTGAGCAGTGCTTGTACTTCTACTTGTGTTTGTTGTCTGAGAAGTATTTGTATCTCTTGCTGTATTAGTTGACTGCGTAGTTGT